AGGAGGCCAAGCCATGAGCCACCTATTCGATGCACACGTTGCATACATCAAAACGATCAGCGATTTGAATCAGGACAAAGCTGAGCTTCAGGCCCGCATCAAGCGGCTGGAGGAGGCGGCTCTAATGGCTTTGCATGGATGCTACAACGGCCCGATGCCGGATCATGTCCGAGATGCTCTTGCGGACGCTATGGAGGCCAAGCCATGAGTGACAAAAACATCTCCAAGCTAGAGCAGGAGGTGCAGGAACTGAATGCCTGCAACGAATACCTGCGGCAGAAGATCGGAAAGCTCGACGCCCGCATCCGGCACCTGATCCGGCTAGGGCTGGAAACAACCAGACCAGACGGGCTGGAACGCTGGCAGGAGGAGGAGGAATTGTGAGCCGCGAACAACTACCCTACATGAGCGACGAGCAGTTCAACCGAGTCGCCTTCGTCTACCGCAGCAAAGAGGACGGAATCCGAGTCGTTGGATTGCTGCATGCGAAAGTTTACGAAAACAATCCAGACTGGGAACATCTCGCAACGCTCGATTCATTCCGGTGGATTGAGTGCTTGTTGAACAACACGCAGAAGGAACGAATCAAACAGATCAAGGAGATAACAAAATGAACGAACCAAAGAAACGTAACGACAGGGTGGTTAGCATCGACAAGGATCTTCACAAGCGTGTTCGCGACTACTGCGACACATGCGGCATGAAACTCGGCTTCTTCGCCAAGGAGGCGATTACACGTCACCTCGACCGATTGATGCAGCAGCAAGAATCGGAAAAACGAGACTGACGTTCGCACCCGCACCTGGCGATTCATCCCGTGTGGGATGGACAACCCCCTCTCGCCAAAACGCCTGAGATGGCGGGAGGGGCAAATTTCCTAAAACCATGAATCTGAGAGAATACCAAAAGAAAGCGGTTGAGTGGGCCAAGACTAGCGATGGTCTGATTATCGCGCCGGCCGGCAGCGGCAAGACTTGGATTGCCGCGAGTATCATCAAGCACTTCCAATCGAATGGGCCTATGTTGCGATTCGGGTGGCTCGCCCCTACCCGCGAGACATGCCAGCAAGCGCGGACATCGCTGAAGGTGGCCGGCGTAAACGATTCATTCGTGGACGTTCGATGCCCTCACGAATCGGTTGACTTCAGCACGAAGGAAATCCTGATCGTGGACGAAGCGAAGCACAGCCCCGCTTCCGGATGGCGTCGAATCATCGAGTCATGCAAGGGACGACGCTACGGCTTCGATGCCACCCCTTGGGGCGACGACCTGGACCGCAATGCCATCACGCGAACGCTATTCTTCAATCGAATCTACGAAATCAAGCGAAGCGACATCGGCGATTCATTGGCCGACGCATACCTTGAAATCAGCGACGCCACGGACCTTGGCCTGCACCAAAAGATCGATGACAACATCAAGCGCCTGTTTGATGCGAGGCGCAGGTACATGCGAATAAGTGACGACGAATTGAAACGCATGTGCGCGTGGGAATCGCTTGTGGACATCGGCATCTGCCAGAACAACGAGCGTAATGCGTACGCCATCGACTACGCCATTGAGCATCTGGACATGCAGACGCTCATCCTTATTCCGCGCATCGCGCTTGGAGAAGAGTACGAAGCGGCGATTCCGAATGCTCGCCTGGTTCACTCGAAGATCGGCAAGAAGGATCGGCGCGCGTACATGGAGGAGTTCAAGGCCGGAAACCTGCGGACGATGATTGCGACATCATTGGCCGACGAGGGGCTTGACCTCCCGAACGTCGAGCTGCTCATCATGGTGAGCGGAGGCAGGTCGTCGCAGAAAACGATCCAGCGGGCCAGTCGTGCGCTTCGGAAAACGGATTCAAAGAACTGCGCGACAATCGTGGACTTTTCGGACAAGTTCCACCCCATCGGGGCGTTTCATTCGAAGAAGCGAATGAAGTGCTACCGCGAACTAGGTTGTGTATTCCAATGAGCATTGAATCAGCGTCACCAACGGAAAACGTCGTCTATCTGATTGGGGAATTGAAGGGGGTTGCCCGCAAGACGGAGACAAAGAATGGCTCCCTGATGGTAAGGCGTGTCATCTCAATCGCCAGGCATTGGACGGATGCGGATGGCAGATTCCATGAGGAGTACGACGAGTTTGAATTGTCCTCATGGGGACAGGTGGCCGAGAAGATTCTCGACATTCAGACTGGCGCGTTGGTGCGCGTCAAAGGCCGTGTGAAGGTCGAGAAATGGAGCGAAGACGGGGCAACAAAGTCTGCGGTTCGAATCGCCGCCGAGCAGGTGACGGTTCTCTGTTACTAAAAGAGCATGAAATCAAACAAACCAATTGTGGCCGTTGACCCCGGTGTCAGCGGCGGGTTCGCAGTCAACACGCCGGACGGCATCATCCTGCTGTCCATGCCAGAGTCGCTGCCAGACATCTGCGCGACGATCAACCAGCTAAAGACGGCCAATGCAGAGTTATGGATTGAGGAGCTTCCGCTGTTTGTGTCTCCCATGACGAAAAGCTCGTCGATGGCCGTACTACACAGAAACCTCGGTCGGATTGAGGCTGCTGGCTATGCGTACGGTTACTCGGTCCATCGTGCGACTCCAAAGGCGTGGCAAGCTGCCCTTGGCTTGGGAGGGAAATCATCGTGCGCCAATTACAACGAGTGGAAGCGTAAGCTCAAGGCCAAGGCGCAGGAGCTTTACCCCCATCTGGACGTGACGCTCAAGAACGCCGACGCCCTTCTCATCCTGCACTACGCGATGGGAGGTGGACGATGATGCGCATGCAACGACCGCCATCGCATGAAGAAATCAAGCACATGCTAATCGCAGCCTTCTGTATGGGCATGATTATCACCGCATGCTATTTCCTGATGTTCGTACTGTAAGAAAACAAAACCAAATGAATAACAAGCAACCAATTGTCAGGGTGTCCGAAGCCGACGAATCAACGCCTCGAATCGATTTCGAGTACATTGACCGCAAGTACAAGGAATGGCTCGTCCGCCGTGGATTTTCCACGGACGAAGGCGGAGAGCTTGGGATGAAGCGTTCGAAGTCCAGGCGCAAGGTTTCTTCAATCCATGAATGACAATTCAAAGCTCCTGAAGGAGGCTCCCGCACTCGTCGAATACGCCATCATGCGCGGATGGATGAGCAAGCCGAAGAAGCCGAAGCGCACGGATCTTCCGTGGCATGCGTCCGGATACGGCCATTCAGACAAACTCAAGAACGATGAAGAGATACAAAAACTTAGGGAACAGCTCGGTGCAGGTTGAGCTGCTTTCCGATGACGTAGAGATACGCATCGGTGAAACCAAGTGGACTGGCGTGGCCTACATGAGGGAAGGCAGGTCGAAGGTCTATGTCAGGACCAAGGCGGAGTTCAAGGCGAAGTTCGTCCCCATGTTGACGGATGTTACATCCTGAAACATACATCGCCGCACAGGAGCAGCTCTTTCGGAAGTTTCAGGATCGTTCCATTCCAATAAGGCACTGGAGCAAATATCTGATGACGCCGAAGGAGCTGGCGCTCCTTTTCAAAAAGCTGGATCAGTCAAATTCAGTTCTCCGAGAAATTGCGATAACTGACATGGGCCGCAGCGGAGAACTGGCGCGTAAACAACTTGGAATCTGATGAATCAACTGAAGCTGGACCGTGCGCGAGCATGGCTCCGAAATACCCCCGGCGCTGTTAGCGGTCAGGGGGGACATCCCGCAACCTTCGCCGTCGCTACCGCTTTGGTACACGGCTTTGAACTGTCCCGTTCCGAAGCCGAGACGCTTCTGTCGGAGTGGAACATGACGTGTCTTCCTCCATGGAAGCCGCATGAACTGGCCCACAAGATCAACGAGGCGTTCAAGGTGCCGCACGACAAGCCGAAGGGGTGGCTTCTGTCCGCCCAAAGCGGGACGCCCGTATCCACAACCGGCAAGTTCATCGTTCAGAAGATCCAGGCAATTCCGCAGTCGGAATCCCGATTTTCAACCATCGACTTCCTCAAGGCATGCTTCGAGAAGGACGAGATTGTCTGTATCTGCAACGACATCATCAGCGATGAGGACGGCAGATGTAGGCCAGCGTCCAAAGGGACATTCCTCAAGCGAGACGAATGGATTGAGAAGCATTTCACGCCTCCAATAAGTTCCATGTGGAACGGTCCTGATAGCCGTGGGGCTTATGTCAGGGTCAATCCATGTCTCGATGAAAGCGGATCCGACCATGGCGTGGCAGCGTTCCGCCATGTGCTGGTCGAGATGGATGAGAAGACGAAGGACGAGCAATGGACGATCCTGAAGGAGTCCAAGCTGCCGATGTCGGTCGTCATCGATTCTGGCGGCAAAAGCCTGCACGGATGGGTCCGCGTCGATGCGGCGAACAAGGAGGAATGGAACGAGCGAAGAGACGTTGTTTATCGCCACCTGGAGGCGATGGGCATAGATCCGAAGAACAAGAACGCGAGCAGGTTCTCGCGGCTTGCCGGTGTGATGCGCGATGGAAAAGAGCAGAAGCTGTTGGCCATCAATGTCGGCTCGGTCAACTGGGAGGCGTTCACGGATTACCTGGAGTCTCAGGACATGCCTCAGGAGTTTACGCTTGAGAGCATCATAAGCTACGATCCAGAGAACGACCCAGACAACCTGATTGGCGACAGATGGCTTAGGCGCGGATCATCAATGCTCTTTGTGGGGCAAAGTGGATGCGGCAAAAGTTCGATGGCGTTCTATCAGGGATTGAAATGGTCGTTGGGTTCGGACTGGTTCGGGGTTCAGCCGACCAGGCCGTTGAAGGTGGCCTACATCCAAGCCGAGAACGACATTGCGGATCAGCATGACAGCTTGAAGGGTGCAGCCATGTCCGTGTTCGGAACCCATGGTTGGGAGGACGGATTGCGCAGGGCTGGGATGATGTTCTTCCGCGAGGCCACAAGGACGGGGGCGGACTTTGCCACGATGCTGCGGAGGTTGGTGCGGAAGACGAAAGCTGACATTGTCTACATTGACCCGCTGCTTTCGTACATCGGCGGAAATCCGTCAGACATCGAGGTTTGCGCGAACTTCACGCGGCACCTGCTCCAGCCGATAATGATGGAGACGGGTGTGGTGCTGATTCTGGTGCATCATTTCCCGAAGCCGAAGGGGCAGAACGAGAAGCCGGAGAGTGTGGCTGATCTGGCTTATTCAGGCTTCGGATCGTCCGACCTGACCAATTGGGCCAGAGAGGTGATTGTGATGAAGGAGGTTGGCTTCAATCGGCCTCGCAGATTCATGCTTGGGATGGCGAAGCGTGCGGATCGTGCCGGCCTGAAGGACAAGGACGGGAAGCAGACAGGTGCCATCACCATTCAGCGTGGCGTTGGCACCATTTCATGGAACTACGCCGAACCGGAGAAGTTCGTCGTGGATAAGGAATC